AACTGCTTCCTTATTATTTCTTATCTGTATTGATGGATCATTATAAGCACCTTTCTTCTGCTTCTCTTTACGAATATACTTCATCTTAAGAGGATCAATATACCTAAGATCTTGTAATCCGTCTTGTGGATTCTTAGTATCTATTACTTTTAAATAAAATAATCTTCCATCTACATACCAATTTCTAAAAATTTCATGGCACTTTTTATCAAAGTCCATCAATTCTTTAATATATTTAAATTCTTCTCTAATTTTTTTCTTTAAACCAGTACTAGCATTTAAATTAGATAATTCTACTTCTACTGGAGAATCATAAAGGTCACTAACAATTGCTTCATTAACAACATCTTCAATAGCACCATCACACTCTGGATGAAGTGCCATCTCTCTATATCTTTTTATTAGATCATATTCAGAACGATATGCACCTTCAATATCTACATACTGACCATAAAATCCACTCGATATAAAATTATCAACACCGTCCTCATTATTTTTGGGGACGGGTGATATTATCGAAGTGGATTTCTTTTCTGAATCCTCAATAGAAAAACCAAACAGTTTTGCCATAGTATAATACTCTTTATCCTACTATTATAGCACTATTTAGTTAATATCTTCACCACCAGCATTTGGACCAGTTCCTTTAATAGCTTCCCACCATTGAACTTGTAGTTCGACTGTGAATTCCTGAATGCCAGATTGCTCATAACTTAATTCAATTTGACCAACTTGAGTTGGGAATACATCATAAAAACGATATGTTCTTAGAGTAGATCCATCACGATCTAACTGATAAACATATGCATCTGCTTGATAATCTGCAGGATTAGTTAATCCAGTATTATCAGAAACTCTATTGATGGTATTCATCCATCTTTCAAATGCAGACCTAATTGAAAAGTCTGTATCATTAATGATGGTTGGTGACCATGTATCAAATGTTCTGTCACCTGCTATTTTTAATACCCTACCTCTAAAGGCAACATCAACTAAACCAACATTAGATGCTGGTAAAGTTGCTGCTTTAACCATGAATCTTGCTTTATCAAGAACATCAGAGTCTGGTTTAGATGTATCTGGGAATGTAAGAACAACTTCAAAGAGATTTGGACGAGCACCACCACCTGTCAACTTACTCTTAAAGTTTGAAATCGTCCTTAGTGGTGGTGGATTGACTTGGTTTCTAGCCATGATTGATTTTTTAAACCTCTAAATTAAACGGAACCGATTACTTCTTCAAATGCAACACCAGTTCTTGTAGCAACAAAGGTTAGACCGATGAAGTTGATAGAACGTGCTGGTTTGATGAATATGTCAGCAACAAACTCATTTGCATCAATGACTGCTGCTGTGTTATTTGTTTCGTCACAAACAACAACGAAATCGAAGATACCTCTCTTCGCTTGAACATCTCTTAAGAATGGTTCAACTATATTTACAAAGTTTGTCCTTGTAAGTTCATCATTGAACTCGAAGAGTTGATCTTTTGCAGCCGCTTTAATTGCATTTTCAAGGTAGATAAACAATCTACGAACGTTAATACGATCAAATGCAGATGCTTTTGCAAATGCTGTTTTATCTCCAAATAAAACAATACCAGCACCAGGTGAGATAATAACAGGATTAATTCTATTTGAGTAAAGAATGTCTCTCTGTTTCTTGCCTGGATTGTATGCTAATTTAACTGCGTTAAGAATAGCACCTCTTGCTGTTCCTGCTGGTGAGAACCAAGGGAACTGCTCAAGACTTGTTCTGGCACAAGTTCCAGCAATGTCTCCATTTAATGGAACATATCTGAATGTATTATTAAAGCGATCATACATGTACTTGTAACCGCTATCAAATACAGCGTAAGTTGATGATGCTCTTCCAGAATAGAATGACTTGATATTTTCAGTAATAGTATCGATGTCATTAACAGTAACTGCACCTACAGAACTATCGTTTAAGAACGCTTGTCTATATGGAGAACAGAATGCAACTGTATCCTTTCTTGCCTCTGCAACAGCAATACACTTATCTGCAACAAACTGTGCTTGTTCTTTTGGATAATTTGCAGATCCCATTAGAACAAAGTCAATGTCAGTTTCTTCAGTATTTTCAAATAAAGTTAATCCACCAACTATATCATCTACTCCACAATCTAAAGCACCTGTAGTTGTGTAATTACTCTTACCACCGTAGGATTTACCTCCAGTTAGAGTTGCAGTCCAATTACCAATCTGAGCATAATTTACATCGGTAGCATTATTATCCCAAGGATCAGCATCAGGCATCCATCCACCAGATAGATCAGAATATCCAGCTGCTATACCTCCTGACGGTTGACTACCACCAAAAATGTAAGATGAATTAGTTGCAAGATATTTTCTCCAATAAGAAGGACTACCAGCAGAAAATTCACCATCCTTTGATTTAGATAGTGATAAATGCTTCTCAAGAATTGTACCAGCGTTACCAGTAATTTCTCCAGTATCATCAATAACAATGACATGCATTTCATCGAATCTTGCACCTCTGCTTGAAGCAAAAGTAGAAGTTCCAGGTCTATTTGTTATTTGATCCCATTGAAGTTTTACTGTCTGACCATCAGCATTTTTAGAACTTAATTCAATGTCTTGCGAATCAAACCAATCAACTACACTTGTAGGTGTTTTTACTCCAAGAGCAATTGCGTTACTTGCATAAGCATCAGCAGGTGCTCCACCATGAATGGAAACTCCTATAGGAGAACCAGTTTTATCAACATTCTTAAATTCAAATACACCACCTTCAGTATAATCTACTTCGGTTTCTGTTCCTGCAGCATCAACATGAGAAACCACTTTAACATTAATTGTTTCTTTGTCAGTATCAACAGCAGTTATTATTCCTTTTAAGTATCCGTCTAAGAGGGAAGTTCCACCTGCACCTGCTTGTACTCTATCAAGAACTGATTGAGTAACACCAGCACCAACATTAATAGTTGTAGTACTTAAACCAGAAACGGTAATTCCACCTAATGTTTGATCCGAATGACCATCAATAACAGCAACTTTAATACCATTTGCCCAGATACCTGGGTTTTTTGCTGCTATACTAGCACCTGAAATAGTATTCTCATCATAACCTAATTGGTTATAATGTTCTATACCTTTAATTTTAAGTGATGGACTACCATCATCAGTGGCGTTTGCCAATCCCGTATCATCAGCACGAACTACACTTAATGTCCCACCATACGCTAAGTATGATGAAGCAACCATCCAATGTTCGTAATGCTTATCTATTGAATAAGGTTGTCCAAAAGTTTGTAGTAGATCATTTTCACTCTCTATGAGTTGAGGATCTCCAACAGGTCCCTTTGAAAATGGGGCGACAAGTGCTCCTGTAGATCCACTCGTAGGATCCACTCGTCCAATTGTTAAATCGACCTCTCTTATTACAATGCCAGGAGATGCTAAGTTTAATGGCATCTTTTTACTCTCCGAGTCTCAGAATTATACTAAAAATATTTATCAATATGTCTATTTACATGTAGTCCCACATGTATGAACGATCTCCATATTCATCTAAGTTCCACCTATCACCATCTCTATCAACAAAACTACCATCATCAAACCCATCAGATACAAAACCAAATGGAGCCATATCTTGTTCTATCTGATTTTTCTGCTCTTCATATATTCTTTTACGAATGTCATTATCAGACATCTCTTTAAAATAATCTTGTGCAACTAACCAAGCAAATATAACAAGACACATAGCAAGGTCATCATTACATCCTTCCTCTGCTTCAAATGAATTATGCTTTTGTGCAAATGTAGTTAGTTCTGAAATTATATCATAATCCCAAGTAAGGAGTTTATCATCCTCCATCATAGTCTTAAGATTAGAGCATCCCAACTTCTTAACTGCAGATGTCATTCTTACACCAAGTTGAGTTTTCTTACCAGAAAAACCTTGTCCAACTATTTGACCTGCTCTACCTCTCATAGATGCCATTAAGACATTCTCATACTCAAGATCATATTGAAGAATACTTGCAACCTGATCACCTATATCATTCACTTCTATTAATAGATATGCCTGATTATATCCTTTTGCCACATCCAAAATAATATTTGGGAACAGCATAGGTTTGATTTCATTATTCCTATACTTAGCAACTACTCTATAAGGAAACTCTGTTGTATCAAAAACTATGAAAGCAGAATAATCATTACCAAGTCCTCTTGCAACGTCAACTGTAATTATGTAATTATGTTCTGGTTTTGGTTCTTCGTAAATATCAAGTCCAGCATTTTTAGTCTTTGGTGGTTCAAATACTAAGTTTTTAAGTTTTGCTGCATTAATAAGAGTATTAACAGATCCTAAAAATTCACACTCGAACTCAATCTTAAACTGTTGTTCTGATGTGTTTGCAATTGTTGATTCTTTCCATGCATCATCTCTACCAGGAACTTCACTCCAATGAACATCAGTAGGGACATATTCACTTTTATTTCTTTCAGCATCATGCCACATACGATAAAAGTGATTCATACCCCTTGGGGTTGAAACAATAATTACTTTTGTGCTTTGTCCAGACGTAATAGTAGGATAAACAGAGGCAAAGAAGTCGTCAGCAATGTGATTCGGGATGAAAGCGAACTCGTCAAG